GTGGTGTTTTCCTGTTCCTTATGATGTTATTATACTACGTACATAGTAGTAAATCTATAGTAATATTTCACAAAAATGTACGTAGTAATTTGTGCATATTGTACTATGTACATAGTAAAAGAAATAATATATAATAGAGGTATAAGAAATGGAGGGCGCACAATGGATAAAAAAACCAAGTATGACTTAAATTACGCAAAAGCTAACATTAAACGTATTCCGCTGGATGTTCAAAAAGCACACTATGAGGAAATAAAAGAGGCGGCAGAGCAAGCCGGAATGAAAGTCAATAGTTTTATTAAAGAAGCTATAGCGGAAAAAATAGAGCGGCAAAGGGAGAGGTCTTAAATGAACATAATACTTGATGGCGTGACATATACCCTTGTAAAAACGGACGAATGCGATTCTAAGTATACCGAGTATGATGTTTTCAATCCGTCCGGACTGATCGGGAGTATTACAAAGTACGGTTCCGAAATTCTGTACAGCGCATGGAATGTTGACGGGGAGAACAGGGGCACCGGGAAAACTCTCCGGGACACGCTGGAAAGCATGATATTAAATATCTTCTACTCCGCCGAATACAAAGGGGATGCGTACATTAAAACCCTCGGAGCATGGAAAGAGGGCGGCAAGGTTTCCGTTGAGTATGTGAAGAATGACTATGTAAGGCACGCTGAAAGAACTGTCAAGTATAGCAAATCCGCCGGGGATTTATACATAACGCTTGACAATGCAAAATACTTCTACTATGAGTTCGAGTAAAGGGGGCGGGAATATTGGATAACGATATGCGCCTTTATAATTCGGCGATTGAATCTGCAAAGGCATATAAGGAGCAAGGCGAAGAATTGACCGATTTCGATGATTTCATGTCGGAGATAGAAAAAGAATACCAGGAGAAAGGGCAGCCGTGATGGCTGTTCTTTTTTGTCGAACAAAGTTTCCGACTATGCTAGGGAATATTTTGGCAGTATAATATTCGATATCGAGGGAGGTGTTTGTTGTGGAGAATAAGAGGTGTAAATACTGTCAGTGTTACATAATGGCAGATGCTACGGTATGCCCTCACTGCAAAGGGGTTCAGGAAATTGTTGAACCGGTTGTTCAAAAAAAGGTAGCACAGAAAAAGGCAGCACGGAAAAAGGATGTATTTATTTTACTTTGTGTCGTTGCTTTTGTTTGCCTGCTGGTTTTAGGGCTTTTGATTCCAAAAATCGAAGAGGTTGCGGCAGAAGGTCAAAGGAATATAGAAACAAGCAGTAGGTTCGGCGGAAGCTGCGGCATTTCTGCAAGCGCACAAATGGGAACTACTGTACTTGGGCTCCCGGAACTCAATATATCTATCCAAAACCTTTCCGGGAAAGATATATCGGCAATAAAATTTTACGCCGTCCCGTATGATGTGTACGGGGAAAAACTAAACGGCTGGGCGAGCCAAAATGATTTGTACACAGATACTACAATACCGGCGCAGGATGCAACAAGAATCAGCTACCAATTTATAGATAGTTCTGTGAAAATGGTTGATTTATATGTGTATAGTATTTACTTTGCAGACGGAACCGAGTGGGGCGACAAAAACGCAGTAAAAAGCACAATCTTGAAGTATGGCGCAGTTGTGCCGGTATACGGAGAGTAAATGTGTACGGCGTACACATTTCGTACACACTGGCAGGAAAACTCTAAAAGATGATAAAAGACAAAAAAAGATAAAAAAGAGTTGTTTTCCTTGATACTACTGCATTTGTCGGCGATAACAGAGGATAAAAAAAGACTTGAAATGATGAAAAAAACATCAGTTTCAAGTCCTTGTGGTAGTGGTAAAAAGTATAAATATTGTTGCTTAAAACGTTGATTTTACGCGGTTTGTAGAATTTAAAAGGGGTTATCTTTTGTACTTTGTACACATCTCGTACACATTGGTTCACAGTGTGTACAAGGTGTGTACTTTTATTTTATCCTGCGAATAAGGGTTTCGGAGCCTGAAAACATTTCTTCGAGAACAGCTTCCGCCGCCTCTTTTGCTTCCTGCTCTGTTTTAAAGCCTTGCTTTTCGATATTCCTGCGCTTTCCGTTTTCGTCATAGGTAGTAATCGAATACTTAAAGGAAGAACCGACATTTTTAACGGAGTACGATTTAATGTTCACGCCGTCCGTCCATATATTTTTTCCTCTTACGTTCTTCGTATCACTTGACCACATACAATTATCGGCGCAGAAGTCTTTCGATTTATCCTTCCGGATCAGCGACAAATCATCCTCATATCCATTTTCGAACGCCCACTTTTCGAAAACTTCATAATCGAGCCATTCTTCGGAAAATTTGATGCCCTTCGTCTTGTAAAACGAAGTAGTGTTGCAGCGGTTCTTTGTGCCTTTCCAAATCTCATATAGCCTTTCGTTCTTATGCTTCACATTCAGTTTGCCGACCTTCTCGAATACCTCCATAGATTTCACTTTCATTTCCTCGGTGTTGGTTACATACACATCCAACGTTGTCCGGATAGAACTGTGACCTAAACGAGCGGAAATGTCCTTGATTTGCATTTCATCCGCATTTGATACTAATACTGTGGCGTGTGTGTGCCGGAGCATATGGAAGTGAAATTCGGGGATTCCGAGTTCGGTGCGTGCAATCTTACCCATGTACTTCGTCGGGGTAGTGCCTCTGTATTCGCCGGATTCTTTCACGCATACGAGCTTTACTCTCGGATAAGGGCAAAGTGCGCCTGATTCGCCGCTCTGTGAAATGATGCGGTACTCTGTACGCCCGTTCGGGAGCTTTTCTTCCTTCTTGTAATGCTTGATATAGTATTCCCCGTATTCTTCCTCCGCTTTTTCCTGCAGCTCCTTGTACTCCGTGAGGGCTTGCAAAAGAGTTTCGCCCATTTTGATAGTACGGTATGAAGAATTTGTTTTCAGTGACCCGAGATACCAGCGGTCTTTTGCTTTCCCTTTTGACGGTTTAAGCCCTTTTTCTGCTTCGGACTGTTTTACCTTCACTTGCTGGCGTACATGAATCAAGCTATTTTCGAGGTCGATATCATCCCAGGTAAGCCCGTATACTTCGCCGACACGCATTCCGGTATAGTAACCAATAAGGAGCGGATAGTATTGGTACGGAGAGCCGCTAAAACGGGCGAGAACGGCTTCTACTTCTTCCTTGGATAAAATACTCACCGAATTATCTTGCGTTTGGTATTTCGGCAATTTGACGGGTTCTGCGATGTTGTACGGAATCAGTTTTGCAATGTATGCTGCATAACCGAAAGCACCCTTTAATACTTTTAGGATGTTTCCTAAAAATGATTTTGTGAATCCCCTGTACAAATAGATGTCGTTTATCATGTTTTGTATTGTCATAACATCAACGGATTTCAGTTTGTAATGCCCTATGCGCGGTTTGATGTGATGGTGGATAATAGCCTTGTAAGCTACAACGGTATTATCTGCGAGGTTCACTACGCAATAGTTATTTATCCAATAATCAAGATAATCGGAAACGGACATTTCCGAAGGTTCGGACACCTTCCCGGCGCGCTCATATTCCGCAAGTGCCATTGCTCCCGCTTTTTCTGCCTCGTCTTTTGTAGGAAATCCTGACTTTGTGGCAAACTGCCTTTTGCCGTCTACTTTGGCAATCTCAAATCGGTATTGCCATGACGGTTTCGCTTTGGTTCCCCGGTTTGTAATGTTGATTTTCGCCATAATAACCATCCTTTCTATAAAAAATTATTAACGACATTGATTCGACAAAATGCGATTCCCTAAATTTGGTAATATTCTGTATGTAAGAATTACCATTGTTTCAAAAAAGTTATTAGAATATAATAAATTCAGAACATTTGTTCTCATGAAAGGAGTATGCAAGATGAGCGCGGTTGAAAATTTACTATCCTACATATCCACATTGACACAGGAACAGGTAGACAAGCTTATTTGTCACCTTCCAGAATTGACTTCATTACTCGAAGAACCAAAACCGCCTTGTCTTCCGGAACATTCCTCGCAAAATCAATAAGAGCCTTCTGGTTCTCTGAAAGTCCATCGTCTTCGGTGGGCTTTTCTGTTTTCTCCGTGAGGTTTTCTCCTTCCCAGCCCATGATATAAGAGGGAGTACAATGAAACAGATTTGCATATTTTTCGATCACTTCATAAGGAATAGTTTTTATCCCTTTGCCCGTTTCGTACCTTTGGGCGGTAGCTTCTGTTACTTCTAAATAATCAGCCACAGATGCAAGTGTCATTCCTTTGCGACTTCTTAATTCCTTGATTCTTTCGTGCATAATTGCCATATTTTATCACCTGCCTTTGCCTATAATATAAACCATTTTTACGTGATTTGCAAGCGAAACCGGGAAAAACTTACGCAAAATGCAAAAAAGCTATTGCAAAATAATTTCTTTCGTGTTAATATAACTTACGTAACGCGAAAGTCAAAATGAAAGCGAGGTGAAAAAATGAGCTATAAGGTTGATACCATTGCCCTTAAAAAGTTAATGGTCGAGAATGGATATGATACCATTGATTCCTTAGCAGAAGCCGCAGACTTAAACAGAAATACCGTATCTAACGTGGTTAATGGCAAGGCAAGACCGTCTACGAAGGTCATAGGGAAATTGATGGTTGCATTGCATATTGAACCATGTGATGCAGGGGGTATTTTTTTTGCGCCAAACTTACGAAATGCGTAAGTTGGTAAGAAAGGAGGCATCCTATGCCGGAGCTTTACACGGTGCAGGAAGTAGCACAGATTTTGAAAACCAGCGTTGATTATGTGTACAAGCTGCAGAAATCCGGTTTGCTGAAATTCTTAAAAATCGGACGGCTGAAATGCAGGAGGGAAACGCTGGAAGAGTTTATTTCAAAGTATGACGGAATGGATATCAGCGATCCATTCAATGTAAGGGAAATCGAAGAAAGCTAGTTTTCGGAGAAACTGGCAAGAAAGGAACAAAGACCAAAAGGAGAGACAGGTATGAAGCGAAAGAAACTGAAAGCACCATTTGTATTTCTTAACTACATAGCCGGAATCGTATTCATGATTTCAATTTGTGGCTTGGATTCTGAAACATATTTCTTCCACTATGCAACGGCAATTTCCGGCGCGTGGTTGGTATTTATGGGCTGGGTAACCGGAGTGATTGGAGGTGAATGTGATGAGCGAGATTCCTGATAACTATGATATGTGGGCGGAGCATGACGCGGAGCAGGAAAGAGAGCTTGCGAAACTGCCGGTCTGCTATGAGTGCGGGGAGCCTATACAAGCGGAGGAATGTTACGAAATCAACGATGAATTGATATGCCCGGAGTGCCTTGACCGGAACCACAAGAAGTACACCGAGGATGTGACAGTGTAAGAGCGGCTGGATGATTTTTTAAAACACAAAAGATACCTACACATAACAATTTGAGGTATCTATGAAAGAATTTAAGTCGTTTTACAAAAGAGTTGATGGCAACGAGGGCAGCAAGTGCCGGTACAATATCCGGCTTGACAGCTACGGATGCGGGTGCTTGCACGATTGCGATTACTGCTATGCGAAAAGCCTTTTAGATTTCCGGGGGTTATGGAACCCAAAGGAGCCGAGTGTGGCGGACATTGAGAAGGTAAAACGAAAGATTGCAAAGCTACCAGCCGGAAGCATTGTAAGGCTCGGCGGCATGACCGATTGTTTTCAGCCGTGCGAGAAGGAATACCGTGTGACAAGAGAAGTCATAAAGGAGCTGAACGCCTGCGGTATAGGCTATCTGATAGTAACAAAGTCTGACCTTGTATGTGAATACCTACACATACTTGACAAACAGAAAGCCCATATACAGGTAAGCACGACATGGCTTCCGTGCGAGAATGCGGTGCCGACAGAACGCCGAATAAAGGCGATTGAAACCTTGCAGGCGGCGGGCTTTGATGTAGCGGTAAGGTTATCCCCATACATTCCACAGTTTGTGGATTTCGGACAGCTTAATGCTATCCGGTGCGAAAAGGTGCAGGTAGAGTTCCTTCGAGTGAATCACTGGATCAGAAAATGGCTTCCGCTGGACTATTCCGAGTATACCGTCCGGCAGTCGGGGTATTATCACTTGCCGCTGGAAAAGAAAATCGAATACTTGCAGCGTGTGACCGGGTTCCCGCAGATTTCGGTTTGTGAGGATGAAAGCGGAGCGTATGAGTATTTCCGTGAGAATGTAAACCCGAACCGGGAGGACTGCTGCAATCTTAGGAAGGAGTAATTACATGGATATTGAGAAGTTATTGAGAGACAGCATAACGCTTGAAATTTTAAGAAATTACGTTAAGCAAACGGAGTATGTCAACATGAAGGATTTGAGAATTTTGCTCGGTGTCGAGGTAGAACAGAAGGAGGACAAGAATGGAACTGAAAATTAAACCTATTACTTTCCCGGAGGCTTTGGAATTTAACTTCGAGGAAATCAAAGCGGAAATCGAAGGAATGGTTGCACATTACAAAGGGCTTGTCTATACGGACGAGCAGATTAAGGACGGAAAGAAGGATGTTGCAAATCTCCGGAAGTTTTCAAAAGCTCTTTCGGATGAGCGAATCAAAGTAAAGAAGCAGTGTTTGCAGCCTTATGAAGCCTTTGAGGCGAAGGTAAAGGAGCTTGACGCTATCGTTCAGGAGCCTATTGCTTTGATTGATAAGCAGATTAAGGAATACGAGGAAGAACAGAAACGCCGGAAGCTGGAAGAAATCACAGAGTATAAAAAGGGCGTTGAAGCGAATCTCCCTTCCGGGTTTGTTCTCCCGGTGGATGAAAAGTGGCTGAATGCTTCCGTCACTATGGCAAAGGTAAAGGAAGCCATTGACGAGCAGGCGGCATTGATTGAAAAGAATATCGTAGTTCTTGATAATCTGCCGGAATATGGCTTTGAGGCGGTGGAGAAGTATAAAGCTACCCTTGATGTGACGGAAGCTCTTGCAGAGGCGCAAAGGCTGTCAGAGATGGCAAGGAGAAAAGCGGAAGCCGAGGCAAAGAGGGCAGCAGAACAGGCGGCAAGGGAAGCAGAAGCGCAGGCGGCACAATCGGAACAGATACCGGGGCAGACAAGCCTCGCAGATGCGGAATATGCCGAAGTACAGCCGGAAGCTACGGACGACTTTATCCCGGACTTTTCACCGGAGGAACCGGCGGGCTTCATGCCGGAATTTCCGTCATGGGTAACATACAGGGTGCTTGTAACGCCGGATCAGGGCAAGGAGGTTGAAAAGTTCCTTGCGGACAAGCAAATCACGTTTAAGGAGGTCAAATAAGCATGGGAAATCTTGATTTGTACGAAAAGGTGCGGAAAGTACCGAAGAACGCGCAGAAGCCTATTAACGCTGGAAGATTAAAGGGCATGACGGATATAAACCCTATGTTTCGTATAAAGACCCTCACGGAGCAATTCGGAGTTTGCGGATTTGGCTGGTATTACGAATGTATAAAGCAATGGATTGAAACGGTAGACAACGAAAGAGTTGCCTGTGTAAACATCAATCTCTATGTGAAAATGGGCGGCGAATGGAGCAAGCCTATATTCGCCACAGGTGGGAGCAAACTGTCAACAATGGAAAAAAGCGGTCTTTATGTTTCTGACGAATGCTACAAAATGGCGACGACCGACGCAATCTCTGTTGCTTGTAAAAGCCTCGGTATCGGTGCGGATGTTTATTGGAGTTCTGATATAACGAAATACTCCGGCAACACAAAGGAGCAGACGGAGCGGGAAGAGCAGGAGAAGGATGCACAGGAGAAAGATGCACAGGAGACCGCAAAAGTTGAAAAAATGAAAATTGCGCCTGTTAAGGTTCAGGTTTTACGGAAGAAATGTTCTGATGAAGGCGTTCCGGAATCAAAGATACTGTCACTTTATAAAGTTTCTGATTTTTCTGAATTAACAGAGAGGCAGTTCCGGAACATTAACGATAATTTTCACAAGATTAAGGAAATGCAGGTGTAAGCATGGAGTTCACTGGAAAGGTATTAAGCGTTTCTAAGGACTGGCAGACCGGACAGCTTCAAATCGCTTTTTCTGTGAATGAGCCGTCCGCTGCGGGTGCCGTTGATGGTATCCGGCAATGCGAAAAGCTGAATATCCGGGCGGTGCAGTACCGGGCGAAGCGGTCACTGGACGCGAATGCGCTTTTGTGGGTTTGCCTCGGCAAAATAGCAGAAGCTCACCAGCCGCCCGTCGATAAGTGGGAGATATATCTTCTTATGCTGAAACGGTACGGAAAGTATACATACATTTGCGTAAAGCCAAACGTGGTTGATGCAGTCCGGGCGCAATGGCGGGAATGTGAGGTTATCGGAGAAGTAGACATAAACGGTCAGAAAGCGGTTCAGATGCTTTGCTACTTCGGTAGCAGTACCTACAATACGAAAGAGTTTTCCGTACTGCTTGATGGCGTAATTTCTGAAATGCAGGAAATGGGGCTGGAAACGCCTGCATCCGAAGATATGCGCCGGGCGTTGGAACAATGGGAGAAGCAATATGAAAAAGCTGTTTAGTGTTTTTACGGACGATATGGATCATTGTATGTTTACCGGAAATGCCCCGGTAGAACGGCACCACATTTTCGGTGCAAGCAACAAAAAGAGAAGTGAGAGATACGGCTTTATTGCCCCGTTAAGACCTGATTTGCACCCGAACGGAGTATTTGCCGGGAAGGACGCAAAAAGCGTTGATACGGTGCTAAAAACAAAAGCACAAGCCTATTATGAGGAACACTATGGAACAAGGGAAGACTTTATAAGAGAGTTTGGGAAAAGTTATCTTTAGTCCATTACGGCGTAGCCGTTTGGAATACAGCACCTCCGGTTTTACGTATCACCCGGTTTGCTGTTTGGGTTTTACTTCTAACAATTATTTAAAGCCCCTGTGACCGTCACTCACAGGGGCGGAAGGAGAGAAATGAAGAAATTAAATGATGATATAAGAAATATTGCCGACCATTACGGCTACGAGGCGCAGGCGAGACAGACGATGGAAGAATGCAGCGAATTGACCGTTGCGTTAAATAAGCAGTGGAGATTAGAGGCATTCGGCGGTAGTGAGACCGAAAAGACAAGGGCATATATCAATGTTGTAAGCGAGATTGCAGATGTCGGCGTGATGTTGGCGCAGCTTATCTATTTACTTGATTGTGAAACTGATGTTTTGAGTGTTATGGATGAAAAGGTTGAGCGACAGCTCCGGCGCATCGAGGAAAGCAGGAGGAAAGGGGAACAGTATGAATCAGAATTACAGAAAGAGAAAGGCAATCGAGAAGAACAATAAAGAGCGGTTGCTTGCTATCAATCCTGCTCTGAACGAAAAAAGTGGAATTTACTTTCTTACCAGGGAGGACGAAAACGGCATCCGATACGCATATATCGGGCAGGCAAAGCACATATTGACCCGGCTCGCGCAGCATCTTTCCGGATACCAACACATTGATTTGTCGTTAAAAAAACACGGGTTGCATTCAGAGCTAAATCCGTATGGATGGAAAATCGGTTATTTGCTTTACCCTTTGGAACAGCTTGACGAAGCAGAAAAGCTTTTCATCAAAAAGTATGCGGCGAAGGGCTACCAGCTCCGGAATAAAACCGCAGGCGGTCAGGGCGAAGGAAAAGCACAGATTGACGAATACAAGCCCGCAAAAGGGTACAGAGACGGGTTGCAGCAGGGATATAAAAATGCAAGCCGGGAGATTGCGAATCTGTTTGAAAAGCATCTGAATGTATCAATAAAGAGCGACAAACCGAACAAAAATCAGGAAAAGGCACTTATGAAGTTCAATGATTTTCTGGAATTTCATAAAGCGGAGGTGTAGAGACTATGGCGAATAAAAGGATGTTTACAATGAAAATCTGTGATACAGACGCTTTCCTCGATATGCCATTAAGCACACAGTGTTTGTATTTTCACCTCTGCATGAGGGCGGATGATGATGGCTTTATCGGGAACCCGAAGAGAATAAAGTCTCTGATAGGCGCAAGTGATGATGATTTGAAGCTGCTTATAGTAAAGAGATTTATTCTTGCGTTTGAGGATGGCGTTATTGTTATCAAGCATTGGAAAATGCATAACACTATCCAAAAGGACAGATACACGCCTACAACCTACCAGGACGAGCTTTCAATGTTACTGCTAAAGGGTAATAAATCATACTCTTTCAATACCGGAAACACTATGGAAACAAAATGTATACAAAATGTTTCCTCAGATATAGGTATAGGTTTAGATACAGATTTAGATAAAGAGGAAGAGTTAATAGGGGATAAATCCCCGACACCTACAAAAAAGCGTAGCAGATTTGTTCCTCCGACCGTTGAGGAAGTACAAGCCTATTGTGATGAAAGGAACAACGGAATAGATGCTGGAAGATTTATAGACTTCTATTCTGCGAAAAACTGGATGATAGGTAAAAACAAAATGGCGGATTGGAAAGCGGCTGTCCGGACATGGGAAAGCAAAAACAAACCGGTAAAGCCGCAGGCACCGAAAAGGGAAAAGACTTTTGAAGAGTTAATGGAGGAAATGCCGCATGGATAATATTATTCAGAGTTTAAGCGAAAGCGTACCGCATCCGGATAGTGAGTACCTGGGCGAAGATGGGCTGCTGCATTGTAGCGTATGCCATGCCAAGGTACAAACGGAGGTTGAGTTCTTAGGCGTAAAAAGGACAGTCCGGTGTATATGCCTTTGCAGACAGGCGGCAATAGAGGCAGAGAAGAACCGGGAGCGGCAGGAGGAACGGGAACGGCGGAGAATGATTTGCTTTGCCGGAACGGATATGAAAGGGTGGTGCTTTGATAACGACGATCAGAGCCGCCCGAAACTCTCTGCCGCAATGAAACGCTATGCAGATAACTTCCCGGAGTACCGGAGAACGGGAAAAGGGTTGTTACTACATGGCACGGTAGGAACAGGAAAAACGTTTTGTGCAGCCTGTATCGCAAATCGGATAATCGACAACGGTTTTTCCGCCCTTATGACGAACTTCCCTCGCCTGATAAATACCCTACAGGGTATGTACGACGGGAAGCAGGAGTACATAGACAGTTTGAATAAATATTCGCTCCTGATTTTGGATGATTTAGGAGTGGAGCGTGGCACGGAGTATATGCAGGAAATGGTTTTCAATATTATTGATGCAAGGTATCGCTCCGGATTGCCCTTTATCGTAACAACAAACCTCACGCCGGCGCAGCTCATGGAGCCGCAGGATGTAGCCTATAAGCGGATATATGACCGGATATTGGAGCGGTGCTTCCCGGTGGAGGTAAACGGAGCAAGTAGACGGACGCAGAGTATGCAAAGCACATACGGAATTATGAAAGGAGAGCTGGGGTTATGAGTTCAAACAAGAGACCGACACAGTGCCAAAGAATTATACAGTATATGAAGGACTTTGGAAGTATTACAAGCGCACAGGCTATGGAGGATTTGGGGTGTTACCGGCTGGCAAGCAGAATCAGCGAATTACGCAGTGAGGGCTATATGATCCGAAAGACTACAGCCACAGCCCGGAACCGGTATGGAGAAAAGACGCATTTTGCAAAGTATGAGCTGGTAAGCGAGTAAGAAGGAGGACAAGTATGCGGACAAGTATATTTAAAGTTGGTGATGAAGTTTTTGTAAAGGGAAAAATCACAGGAACACAGAGTGGAAGTAAATACAAATTCGATGTAAGACTTTGCGAGGCGAAACATTTATTTTATTCGGAAAAAGAAATGATTCCGGTATCAAAAAACTACGAACAAGGGCTTGCGGATGCGTGGGAGTTGGCGAAGAAGATTGGGGCAGAGATTGATTGCGGTGGACTTTCAAATTATGAAGTATTCACGATGTTTGGTACTCATTGTACAAGTGAAGTATTCGGAAAACTTACCTACGAAGAAGCACTTGCCAAAATCGAAGCCTATGAGAAGGAAAAGGAAATCAAGGTGGGGGATGAAGTGAGGTGCGGAAATGTCTATGGCGTTGTAACGTATTCAAAGAATGGTTATGCTTCTGTGATGTGGAAGGACGGTTCCATAGGTGATGAATGCGAATGTAAGGATTTAACCAAGACCGGTAAGCACATCGACATTGAATCATTGCTTCGGCAGATAGGAGAGTGACGGAATGAAACGATTCATCGAAAAATGGTATGTGTTGTTTATGCTTATGAGAATTGCAAGGCATAACAAAATCAGACAGAAGTTTGAAGAGAAGTATGATGATGTTTTTGACGGATACGGAGAATGTCTCGAATACATGAGGTTTTCAAGATGCTATGAAAAGGATAAAAAGCTTTACAAAAAAACCAAAGACAACATCGATATTGTTGCAAGCAAACCGCAAAGAGACGCTTTTGGGCTATATGAGTATGTAGACCAACATTGCGGATTCTGTGAGGACGACTATTACGGAACGATATATACTAAAACTCCATTCAGAAACTTATGGTTGGAGAGAAATTATCATTGTTAAGAGAAAAGGAGAGTGACGGAATGGATTTAGAGAAAACCATAGCAGAGATTGATTGTTTGATAAATTTCCATGAAGAAAGAGAAAACACATTCACTATGTCGGTTTTGCAAACGTGCCGTGAGTATGTGGAAGAGTTAAAGAAAATGAAGGATGCAGAGGAACAAGGGTTGCTGATTGAATTAAAAGTGCCATTAGGAACAAGGATTTGGTACTTAGAAGAAGATTTTCACGATGATACCATTGAGATTTCATGCGGAATTTATGATTTGAAATGGCTTCACTTCCACAAGGATGAGGACTTTTATCTCACCCGTGAAGAAGCCGAATCCGCACTTGCGGAGAAAGGCGGTGCGGAATAATGTGCCTAGGATGTGATTTGACGGATGGACAATGGACAAGGATTCTTTCTAACAAGGCAACAGACTTTGTTGTAAACATGGAAATCATTGAAGGTCATGTAAAACTTCACATGACGGACGGAGAGCATCACACCACAAGGGATATTTACCATTGCCCTTTCTGTGGTAGGAATTTAGAGAAAGCGAGGTAAGCGGAAATGAGCAGACCAAAAACCATCAACGACATAATGGAAATGCTTGATTTGTTTTATGCGAATATCCATTTGTATCAAAAATTGCGGAAGGAAGGTAAGCGGAAATGAGTATGACGGAGAGAGATTTTGAGATAGTTGAAGGATGGCTTAGAGAAGCTATGGAGTATGGAGAGGAAAGGCATAATGAACCATACGAAAAAGCAATTCATGCCCTTGAAGAAGTCCAACAGTACAGAGCAATCGGCACTGTTTCCGAGTTTGCGGAACTCAAGGAAAAGGCAACGGCAAAGAAGCCGATTGAAATTTTTGAAGAAAATATTGCTGGTATAGGTGATGAAAAAATCAAATTTGGCGGTTGCCCTGGTTGTGGAATGGAAGTACAAGATAGCATGAAGTATTGTATGTCATGCGGAACTGCCCTTGATTGGAGCGAAGGAAAGGAGTGATGGGATGGGAGATTTGATTTACAGAGAAGCATTGCAAAACTACATAGACGAAATGTATGCAGTAAGTGAGAAGGAAATCCGAGCAAAGGCAATAGAGGAATTTGCGGAGAAGTGCAATAAGAAAATCTCGGATTTTATTTTGGAGCATCAAACGCAGCTTACTTTTATAAGTGGTGTTGCAATGGGATGGAGATTGATTGAAAGTGTGGCAAAGGAAATGAAAGGAGAGTGACACCATGAAGAAGTTTATGAAGGATTTTTTGAAGGAATATGTTCCGCTTGCGTTGCTTTTGGTAAGTGAGCTTTTAGTCATAGCCATGCTACTTATGACGATTAGCTGAAAGGAGTGACACCATGCGAATAGAGATTGAGATACCGAAGGAGTTTGAGGGAGATTATGATGCAGACAAATTTAGTGATTTCTTTTCAAGAGCCATGATTGACATTGAAACCATGCAAGGAATGTGTGGCAGATATGAAGTGGAAACAGCCGAAATGTTCCGAAAGGCTTTTGCGGAGAGTAAACTTGCCTACGATGTGGAAGCAAAGGTGGCGGAATTAAAAAACATAAAGACAGGTGGAGATTGCAGACACAAGTGCAAACATTATGATTGGTCTGTCGGTTGGTGTGAAGGGCATTGCGAAGATTATGTAAAAGAAACGGCAATCTCGATTGTCCGAGGAAAGGAGTAAGTATGGCGAAAGCAGTATTGGTTATGGATATGCCGAAAAGGTGTGCCGACTGTCAATTGAGATGTAGCATTGAGGTCAATGAGCCTTTTTGCTATAGCACGATGCAAAATGTAACAGAAGAGGAATATTACAAAGAAAAGCCGTCATGGTGTCCGCTTAAACCGATGCCGGAGAAACAGACAGAAGAAAGCATTCATTGTTATTGTCCGTATGAAGATGGTTGGAATGATTGTCTCGATGCGATACAAGGAAAGGAGTAATTATGGCTAGACCGTGTGAAGAAGGCAGGGTTTGCAGTTACGAGAAATTTGATTATGGGGAGAATTGCGTTATATGTGCCATTGATTTTGATGGAACGGATTGCCCATATATCAAGCCATGGGGGAAGAAAAAGTTTGAAAAAGAGCAGGTAGAAAGGAACAATTATGAAGAAAACAATTTGTATTTGCTACCATTGCGGAGCAGAATTTAATCCCGTGAATGGTTACGAAGATATTGAAATCAGTGATTTTGATTTTGTGAAAAGGGGTTGATTTGTGTACGAATTGCTACAACGAGTTATGCGGAATTGTAAGAGAGTTTATCCATGAGGACGGAAAGGAGCAACCATGAAAGAAGAGTTTGAAAAGATACGGAAGAAGTTGGATGAAGAATCTGTAATGAGAGCAAACAGTGAAAAGTTTTATTCAGAACCGCAGAACGGAGAATATGTTGATTGTGTTGTTTTACTTAAAGATGCACTTTCCATCGTTTCCGAAGTCGAAGCGGAATACGGCAATGAGTGGATTCCGGTGGAGAGAGCGTTGCCGGAAAGTGAAAAAAGAGTGTTATGTTTGCACGAACACAAAGTCGTTGATTGCGGACACTATATTGAAAAAGAATGGTATTGCGACTTAGACGAGTATTCAACTAAGAGAAATAAGGTTATTGCATGGATGCCATTGCCGGAACCGTACCGGGTAAACCACGAAGCGGAGCTTCCGTTTTCGGATGCCGAAGAAAGCGAGGTAGAGGAATGAGTAAACCGGGAATGCTGATGAAATACAAAAATACATATCACAAAATCTGCCCGATCTGCGGCAAAGTATTTGATACCGGGCGAGATAATCAGAGCTATTGTTCCCCGGAATGCTGTTTGGAACAGAAGCGAAGAACCTGCAGAGAATACAGGTTAAAGAAGAAGGAGGCAAAGCCAAAAGCACGAAAGATTTTGAGTGTTCAGGAAATAAATGCGAGGGCAAGGGCAGAAGGAAAGAGCTACGGGCAGTATGTGTCTGAAATGGCAAGTAGGAGGGAGGCGTAATCGTGAGAGCAAAGGAATATTTGTCGCAGCTTGAAAAGTTAAGCAATCAGATAGAGCAGAAGCAGGCGCAGATAAAGGAGCTTCGTGATATGATGGGGGCGATTGGTAGCTTTGATTATAGCGTTGAAAGGGTGCAGACTTCCGCGATTGGAAACAAGGTGGAGAATGATGCCATAAAACTTTTGGTGCTGGAATCAGAGATAAAGAGTGACATAATCAATTATGCCTATGAGAAGGAACGGATAGTAAATGAGATTCACTCCCTGGATGATACAAACCACATTATCCTACTTTACAAGCGATATGTGGAGTTCAAACGGCTGGAAGTGATTGCGGTAGAAATGGGATATACATACCAGTACACACGGGAGCTGCACGGCAGGGCTTTACAAAATTTCTCAAAGTTCCTACACAAACCTACAAAACAATGTGATATAATAGTATCGTAGAAAAGTATTTAAAGGTGTGACCGGTTCCGGTTGCGCCTTTTTTCTTTGCCCCGGTATTTTCCTTCTTCTCCTTGAATGCCGGGGCGTGCCGGTAAAAAATAATGAAAAGAGTGATAGAATGGGTAATTTTCATTACAAAGAACAGTATGCAGTTGTAGTTATTTGCAAAGACGAGGAGGAGCAAAAAGAAGTATATAACCGCCTGAAAGAAGAAGGTCACACTTTAAAGGTTGTGGCTGTATGAAAATAGAGGTTCACAATAGAGTAAGCGATTTTGATTCTTACCGGGCGGCAAGGGTGAAAAGCCTTTTCAATGCCGAAAGTGGTTGTAATTTTGATTTGGAAGTTGAAGGCGTGGACTTGACCGGTGATTGGAATATCGGGGTAGTGGTTGGCGCATCAGGTTCCGGCAAAACATCAATCGGAAAAATGATATTCGGCGAAGATAAGATTGCAGATTTAAGCAGGGGCTGGCATGACGACAGACCCATTATTGACGACATTGATCCGGACGGAGATTTTAATTCCGTGACCGGTATGCTTGCGGCGGTCGGGCTGGGTGATGTTCCGTCGTGGCTTCGTCCGTTCCGGGTGCTTTCTAATGGCGAGCAGTTCCGGGCGGGGCTGGCGAGGGTAATATGTGAGAAACCGAAGGAGATTGTAATTGACGAATTTACCTCGGTTATTGATAGACAGATAGCAAAGATAGGGGCGCAGGCGTTCCAAAAGGCATGGAGAAGGGAACATCCGGGCGGAAAGGTGGTTCTTCTTACTCCGCATTATGATGTTATAGACTGGCTGCAGCCCGATTGGGTTATTGATACGAATACAAAATCATTCGATAGGGGGAAGCCCCGGCAAAGACCAAAAATCGAGCTGGAAATACGGAAGGTCAACGGAAGTTATTGGAGATATTATAAGCCGCATTATTATTTAGATTTGCCTATGCCGATTGCGGCGGAATACTTCATAGGAACGGTAGACGGCGAGCTTGCCTGTCACATGGCTGTTTGTCCGTGGTTCCAAATAAAAGGTTACAGGGCAACACGACTTGTCACCATGCCGGAATGGCAGGGGGCAGGAGTGGGAACGCGGTTCCTTAACGCAATAGCGCAGTATCACTTAGATGGAAACGGGAGAAAGGGGAATGAGTACCCGACATACTTCCACACCTCGCATCCGCAGTTATGCTCCGCACTTAGGAAGTCGGACAAATGGGTGCAAGTGTCGGCGAACCTCTACGGGGATAATAAGAAAAAAAGCATAAAGTCAATAGGGAAATCCGCATTAAAAAGGGGCGGGAAACATATGGGTTCCGGTTTCGGCGGTCATTTCAGAGCGGTACAAGGATTTAAGTACATAGGCGGTGAGAACTTATGATGATAAAAACGGTTATTTACCCGCTGTATCAAGCACATAAATTCGATATCGTGGTAAACAGACTTTTGACAGAGGGCTGGAAATTGAAAAAGAGAGAAACAGTTCGTATACCGGGAGAAGTTAGCGAGGCATTCAGTACCCCGATTATTTCTGCCGTATATGCGGAGCTTGAAAAAGATATACCGGAGTTTGAGGAAGTAACAGAGTAAGAGAGAAAGGAGTGTTGCAGGATGGCAAAGCTCACGGAAAAGCAGCAAAGATTTTGTGATGAATACCTTATAGACCTGAATGCAACACAGGCAGCTATAAGGGCGGGGTATTCGGAAAAGACAGCAAGGGCAATGGGAAGTGAGAACCTAACAAAACCCGACATTAAAGAATATATCGAAAATCGGATTGCGGAGAAGAAAGAAAAGCTGATTGCGGATCAGGATGAGGTAATGAGGTATCTTTCCGCGGTCATGCGTAGGGAAAAGACCGAATCTGTTGTTGTTACACTGTCCGAGGAAAAATCAATGTATGTTCCTGACGAAAACGGAACCATGCGGAAGCAGACAGTAAAAAGAGAGGTTCCGAAGATTGTTGAGATACCGGCGCAGTTGAGAGACGCGAACAAGGCGGCGGAGTTGTTAGGCAGACGGTACGGAATGTATACGGATAAGATAGACGCAAGCGTGGATGTTCCGGTCATGTTTGCCGGTGAAGAAGATTTGAAAGAGTGATGCCTATGGTGGCACAAAGAAGAATATACCTCCCGGATATTATCGGCGGCGGGTATAAAGATTACTGGAACAGTAAACACCGATACTGTGCTTGTAAAGGAAGCCGAGGCAGTAAGAAGTCAAAAACAACGGCGTTATGGTTTATCTATAATATTATGAAGTACCCGGCGGCGAATGCGCTGTGTGTGCGACGCTTTGCAAATACGCTTCGAAACTCCTGCTTCTCGGACTTACAATGGGCGGCTGAAAAGTTAGGCGTAGCGCACCTGTGGGGCTTTACGGTGTCACCTATGGAGGCAACGTACAAACCGACGGGGCAAAAGATATTATTCCGGGGCTTTGATGATGGATTGAAAGTAACATCAATCTCTGTTCCTTCCGGCGTGCTTTGCTGGGTATGGGTAGAGGAAGCCTACGAGATAACCAGCGAGGATGATTTCAATAAGCTGGATATGTCTATCCGTGGTGAGGTTCCGGAAGGGCTGTGGAAGCAAATCCGGTTTACGTTTAACCCGTGGAGCGCGCAGAGCTGGTTGAAAGCAAGGTTTTTCGATACACCGAGCGAGTTCACCTTTACCAAAACCACAACATACCGCTGCAATGAATGGCTGGATGATGCAGACCGGGCAATCTTCGATGATATGAAAGAGCGGAACCCTAGACGATACCGCATTGAAGGTGAGGGCGAATGGGGTATTGCAGAGGGATTGATTTATACGAACTTTGAACAAGTCGACTTTGATGTTTCGGAAGTGAAAAAGATTCCGGGCATAAAGGCGGCTTTTTCTTTGGACTTTGGTTACACTGACCCGAACGCTTTTATTTGCTCTATGGTAGATAACAATGCAAAGGTCATTTATATATTTGATGAATGGTACGGCAGGGAAGGGGTAACGAATCAGGTAATAGCGCAGAAAATAAAGGATATGGGCTACGGCGGGCAGAGAATTATTTGTGATTCCGCTGAACCTAAATCTATTTTGGAGCTTATACAGTGCGGCATAATGGCGGAGCCGTCACGAAAAGGCAGAGACAGCGTAACACATGGTATCCAACAGATACAGAACTACAAAATCATAGTGCATCCGCGCTGTGTGGAGTTTTGGAAAGAGATAAATAACTATTGCTGGAAGAAAGATAAGTTTGATAAACCGACAGATACACCGGAGCATGAGTTTTCACACGGTATGGATTCCTTCCGGTACGGTGTTGCAGACTTACTTATCGGCGATAGATTCAGTTTTGATTAGGGAAAGAGAGTAACCACTTGGTTATGTTCACGTTTGCGTGGTCGGAGTAATTACCGTACTGCAATCCCGGTGAAAAACCTATCGGCTGCAGACGAGCTTCCTACGGGAGGGTGGTTCATTATAGCAGCGTAGAGCAGCTCGGCAGCTCGTTGGGTTCATAACCCAAAGGTCGTGGGTTCAAATCCCACCGCTGCAATTATGCTAAGGCGGATATTTAAAAAAGGCAGGTGGAGAAATGGCAATATTTAATGCGGTCGCAAAGATGGCGAGAAAGCTGAACGGATATGTGACAAAGGGGAAGTCAGAGGGAACAAACAGTTTGAAGATTATCGCGCAGGAGCTTCAAGAGTGGAAGGGTTCTCCGGAGCGTATGGAAGCAATATCCGGTTTTCTGTACTATTCCGGCGATCACGATATTTTGAAAAAGCGGCGCATGGCAATCGGCAAGGACGGGGAAATGGTAGAGGTTAAGAACTTACCGAACCGGAAGGACATTGATAATCAGTACGCCGCAGCGGTTGACAAAAAGGCGAATTATATGCTCGGCAAGCCTATCTCCTTTGAGGGTGACAATGAGCTGTATGTGGATTTGCTGCAGGATATTTTTGATATGAAAATGATGCGACGCTTGAAGAGGCTTGCAAAGAAGTCTATGAATGGAGCGGTAGGCTGGGTATTTCCTCGGTATGATGAACAGGGCAATTTGAAGTTTGATGTATTCCCGGCTTATGAAGTGATGCCGGTATGGTTAGACACAGAGCATGAAGAGTTAGAAAGCGCACGGCGGCTGTATGAAACGGAGAAGTACATCAATGGTCGGAAAGAAACGATTGAGAAGGTCGAGATTTACCGGCTGGACGGTGTATATCGCTATATCTTAGAGGGCAACACCTTAAAGCCGGACATTGAAGCGGGCGAATACAGCAGCTATATCTCACTGAACGGCACTCCGTATAATTGGGAGAGGATACCGCTGATTGCTTTCAAGTATAACGCAGAGGAAATCCCGCTGATTCGTAGAGTGAAGGGATTGCAGGACGCATTGAACGAGCTGCTTTCCATGTTTCACAACAATATGCTGGAAGATAACCGGAATACGATTCTCGTAATTAAGAACTACCAGGGAACGGATTTGGGAGAGTTCCGGCAGAACCTCTCGCAATACGGAGCGGTTAAGGTAATGAGTATTGACGGGGCAGACGGCGGAGTTGAGGCGTTGACCGTGGAAGTTAATGCGGAAAACTATAAATCAATTCTTGATTTAATAAAAATCGCAATCATCGAGAACGCCCGGAGCTTTGACGGAAAGATGCTGCAGTCCGGTACGCCGAACCAAATGAATATTCTTTCCATGTATCAGGACATCGACATTGATACGAACGACTTCGAATCCGAGTATCAATCCGCGCTGGAAGAACTGCTTTACTTTATCAAGGTTCACTTATCCCTCACGGGAAAGGGTGATTTCTTCGATGAAAAGGTAAAGATAATCTTTAACCGTGATATGTTGATGAATGAGGCGGAAATCATGCAGACGCTTACGAGTGCCGGGGTACGGATTTCCAACAGAACGCTTCTTTCGCAGGTTCCTTTCGTGGATGATGTAGACGAAGAGTTGGAGCAGTTGAAGAAAGAGCAGGAAGAGGCAATGGATGTATACGGCGGTGCTTTCCCGGTACAGGGGCAACAGGTTCCGCAGAAGGAAGAAAAACCGGAGGAATAACGACCGCATATAAGCCGATTTTGGGGCTTTTTCTTTTTGCCCTAAGAAGTACACGGGTACGGAATTAGAATTGATTGTCGGGCAAGGAAGGGGGCTGTACGGCGTTGAAAAGTAGTGAATATTGGAGGCGGCGTTTTGAAGCTCTCGAAGATGCACAGACACGAAAAGGAGCGGAGTATTTTTCGCAGTTAGAGAAGCAATACCAAAAGGCTTCCGCGGCAGTACAGAAAGAGGTCAATGCGTGGTATGCCCGGTTTGCTGTAAACAATGAGATTTCATTGGTAGAGGCAAAGAAGCTCCTGAACGCGAGGGAACTGAAAGAGCTGCAATGGAATGTCATGGAGTATATCGAAAAGGGAAAGACGCTGAATATCTCGGACGCATGGGCGAAAGAGTTAGAGAACGCCTCCGCCCGGTGGCATATCTCCCGGCTGGAAGCATTACAGCTACAGATGCAGAATCAGGTTGAGGTTCTGTATGGTACAGAGTACGACGAGTTCTCTAAGCTCATGGAGGATATCTACACCGAGGGATATTATCATACGGCATACGAAATTCAATCAGGATTTAACATTGGTTATGACCTGATGAAGCTCGACACGAACCGGATCAAGAAGGTGCTTTCGAAGCCTTGGGCGGCAGACGGTGCAAATTTCAGCTCCCGGATATGGAAGCAGAAAGCGCAGTTGGTGAATGACCTGCACACGGAACTGACGCAGGCAATCGTCCGGGGTAAGAATCCGCATCAGGTAACGCAGGCAATAGCGAAGCGGTTTGATGTAAGCATGGGGCAGGCGGGGCGGCTCGTTTCTACAGAAGCGGCGTTCTTTGCATCAGCTTCGAACCGGGATTGCTATAAAGATTTGGGCGTGGAGCAGTACGAGATACTTGCTACGCTCGACCATAGGACTTCCGATGTGTGCCAAGGGTTAGACGGAAAGGTGTTTAAAATGTCCGAGTATGAAGTCGGGGTAACAGCCCCGCCTTTTCATGTTTGGTGCAGAACGACAACGGTTCCGTTCTTCGATGATGAGTTCGAGCTGGGTGCAGAGAGAGCGGCACGGGGCGCGGACGGCAGAACCTATTATGTGCCGGCGGATATGAAGTATCCGGAATGGAAAAAGACCTTTGTGGATGGCGGAAGCAAGAAGGACTTGCTACCTTTGAATGATGATGCTGTGAAATCTGTAATTAAAAGCATTGAAGATGAAGACAGAGGTCTGAATTATGAGTGCGGTGCCGTTATTGGAAAAGATGGAACGGTGTTGAAGAGGTTCAAAGGAACGGAACACGCAGTCGAAGTGTCAGATGATGATTTGAAGATGATGGAAGGGGCAATTTTTACGCACAATCATCCTTTGGGTGTATTCTTTTCGGATAACGACATAGAGACCGGATTTGTAAAAACAAAACTTGGGGAATTAAGAGCATCAACGCCGCAGGGAATCACATATGTTCTGAAATCAAACGGAAATACAACAGAAAGTGCGAATGCGTTTATTCGAGGTTATAAGCAAACAAGAATGAGGGCAAATCGCACCGGACAAACAGAAATTATTAACCGTGTGAAATTGGGAGAAATTACATTGGATGATTACAAGAAAAATTATTATCAGTATTACAGACAGTATGAGGATGATATGCTTGTGAAATATGCCGAAAAACACGCAGAAGAGTTTGGCTTTATATTCGAGGTGGAAAAATGAGTAAAAATTTCAGTGATGAAGAAATGATAGAAGAATCCAAGGAAATCGCCGAAAAGATAAAGGAAGAAGTTCTTGAATACTTTGAAAACGAAAAGAAGAAAGAACAATAGAAAACACAGGCAGGGATTGATGGATTCGGTTCAATCAGCGTACACCGCAGACGAGAATGGCGGGCAAGGGCGGAGCGCACAATTTTATTCAGTGATACAAAGGGCAGTCAATGCGGCTGTCCTTTTAATATGCAGAGAAGGACAACGGGATGAAGTTTACGGAATTTATGAAACGATGCATACACCGTATAACACGGAGTTGGAGAGAAACTTCGAGCGGTTGCAGATATTATGATTGCTGTGATCTGAACGGTGAGGAATGCACAGAAACAAATTGCAAAAAGTTTAAAAAGAAGGGCGGTCAATAGACAGCCCTTTTATAATGCACAAAAGTTGAGGTGAGAATATGCAAACGACAGAAAATCTCGGTTTGAGAAAACCGGAAACGTATGAATTTTATGATGTGAATGATTACAACCACAATTCCGATGTGGTGGATGCCTTGTTTGAAAAGGACGAAAATGGCTCAGTGGCGGCAAAGAACGCCAAAGCCCTTGACGGACACGGAGCGGACTATTTCTTCCCGAAGTCGGGCGGAACGGTTGACGGAAATTTGACAGTAAACACTACCGAGGACACATATAGAACGATTAACCTAAAGAACGCTACAAGAGCTTTAGAGCTTGCTTTGTATGGTGGCGGTACTTTTCGTTTGTATGACGGCACAAACAATAAAAATATTATTAGTAGTACCGCAGACGGAACGAACACTTTTAACGGAATTGCAAGCGAAAATTTACCGATTAAAGGTGGAACTTTAAAAGGATTTCTTGATTTAAAGCGGAGTAATGATAATGTTGTGGGTTTCGGGCGTATCTATCAAGACAATTACACAGAAAAAAACTTCGGACTGGCTTTAAGAGATTATGCCGATTCTGAAAATTTTGTAGGGGTTAGAATATGCCATGCAGATGACAAGATATATTATCGTGCTAAAGACAAAGTGGAAAAAGTAGTTCTCCACACTGGAAACAAGCCTTCGGGAAGCTACACTGGAAATGGGGACGCTACGGCAAGACAAATCAATGTTGGTGGTGTCGGAGAAACCTTGCGTATTGCAAACAGTGTATTAGGAATCGCATTTGTTACAAAGCAAGGAGCGCATTGCATTGCAGAGGATGGAACTTTAATTCTCCCACCTTCCGAATGCAAATTTGAAAACGGAACTTTAACTATGGCAACCAACGCTTCTATTGTAAATGGTAATGGTTACAATTTTTATTATGAATTGTTATAAGAAAGGAGAAAACCATGAGTGAGATTTTAGAAGAAAACATTGAACTTCCGATTGAGGAAGAAATCGTTGAACTTCCGCAGAGGTTGAATCCTTTCTGCGTTATCAGTAAAGAAACCTTTGGCAGATATGCGGTGCGTGACATTCAGACCAACAGTGGATGGAGTGAAAATCCGTATGGTGACGGATATGCGGTTGTTCCGGATGATATGGTTGCAGATATTCTTGCAACAAAGGGATTCTGCGATATTGAGTTGAACGAGGACGGAACAGAGGTTGTCGGCTTTACTCCGTTAGAGATTCCGGAGATTCCTAAACCGAAGCCGGAACCAACAGCGGAAGAACGGATTGCAGAGTTAGAAGCGCAGAACGAAATGCTTATGTCCTGCGTGCTTGAAATGTCGGAGATAGTCTATGCGTAGGCTTATCTTTAGATTACTTTTCGGAAAGGACGGTGAATTTATGATGGCTATGTTATGGGCGCAGCAGATCATGCTTGGCAAAAAGACCTATGCACAGGTTCCGAGATTACTCAAGGAGCAGGTAAAGGAAATCTTGATTGATTCCGGTTGTGAAGACCTTGTTACTGAGTAGTAACACACAAAAGACAGCCCCACTAAAACGTGGGGTTGTCAATATCATGATTAGAACGGCATTTTTGCGGATTTTCCGCAGAAGTGCTTTTTTAATACCCAAAATCGTCACTTTGGTATTTCGGACGATAACTGTAAAGACAAATGTTCGCCGACTGAACGGCGTAAAAAAATGTTTTTGAAGGAGGATTCAGAAATGAAGAAAGAAGAAATTGTAGCATTAGGCGTTGCCGAGGAATTGGCACAGAAGGTCGCAGACGCATCCGCGGAGGAATTAAAGGGCTATGTTCCGAAGTCACGTTTTGACGAAGTGAACAACGCAAAGAAGGCGGCAGAAGATTCCGTAAAGGAAAGAGACGCACAGCTTGAAACGCTGAAAAAGTCTGCCGGGGATTCCGAAGCATTGCAGAAGCAGATTGAAGATTTGCAGGCGGCAAATGCGGAAGCGGCAAGGGAGCATGAAAAGGCTATGAAGCAGTTAAAAAGAGAATCTATTGATTCCGCACTGCTTACCGAAGCCGGAGCAAAGAACGTGAAAGCAGTATCAGCCCTCTTTGATGCGCTGGACGATGGACTGTCCGAGGATGCGTACAGGGCGGAGAGAGCGAAGCAGCTTGAAGCGATCAAGAAGGACAATGAGTATCTTTTCGATAGTGCGAACCCGAAAATCAAGGGTATTGTACCGGGAAAGAACGACAATCCGCCGAAGGATGCGAACTCCTTTGAGGCTCGTTATGCAGAGGCAAAGAAGAACGGCAACACCTTAGAACAAATCAGTATTAAACAGGAAGCCTTCAAAGAGGGCGTTATCCTGAATTAAAGAAAGGAAGGTTATAAACTATGGCACAGGTATCTGGAATTGGTACTACTTGGAATTTACCGAATTATGCAGGTGAGCTTTTCACCGCAGACCCGACACAGACCCCGCTTCTCTCTATGATTGGCGGCTTAACCGGAGGCAAGCAGACGGACAACTTCGAGTTCCCGACCGCTGTTCTCTTTGATTACCCGGAGGCAGCACAGCCGGACATTTCCGAAAGTGCATCCGCAACGGCTCCGGCAGCTTCTCACATTGCGAAGGAGCAGGAAACGAACGTTGTACAGATTCATCAGGAGGTTATCGACTTAACCTATGCGAAGCAGTCCAACAGCGGCAGAATGTCCGGTCTTAACACCGCAGGACAGCAGAACGCTACTCCGGACGAGAAGGCTTGGCAGATTCAGCAGAAGCTCGTTAAGATTGCCCGTGATGTCGAGCATTCCTTCATCAACGGCACTTATCAGAAGTCTACCGCTGCAAACGTGGCAAATAAGACCCGCGGTATGTTAGAGCTTTGTACTTCTGAATCTTCCGCTTCCATTGCGGCAGCAGATGCGGCACTGTCTAAGGACTTGCTCGACCAGCTTTTCCGCGAAATGGCACAGAACGGCGCATACTTCAACAACATGGTTCTTTTCTGCGGTGCAAAGCAGAAGCAGGCTATTTCCGCAATCTATGCAAATCAGGCAGGTTTCGGTTTACCGCAGACTAGAAATGTGGGCGGCGTAAACATCAACGAAATCGAGACCGACTTCTTCAAGATGGGCGTTGTATGGAACCGCTTCATGCCGGACAATGCAATCCTCATTGCGGATGTTGCACACCTTGCGCCGGTATTCCAGGCAGTTCCGGGTAAGGGCGTTCTCTTCGAGGAAGAGCTTGCAAAGGTTGGCGCATCTGATCGCATTCAGATTTACGGTCAGATTGGACTTGCACACGGCGCAGCATTCCTTCACGGTGCCATCACCGGACTTGCTACGGCGTAAAAGGAGGTATGAGCCATGTATATCGTAAAGAATAAGGCAAAATCCCCGAAAACTGTATGGGATAAAAAGGAAAATAAGCCGCTCTTGACATTCAAGGGCGGTTTATTTGAGACAGAAGATAAGACAATCGCTGATAAGGCGAAAAAGCTGGGCTATGAAGTTGATAAGGTAGGTTCCGCGAAAGCTCCGGAAGACCCGGAAGACCCGGAGGAAACGCCGGACAATAAGCAGGAATAGTAATCAGGACAGGAGGGGCGGCTATGACAACGGAAGAAATCAGAAAACGGCTTGCCATGCTCGGCTACACCTACAATGCGAAAGACGAAGCAATGATTGAGTTTTGCACCGGTAAGGTAGAGGAACACATCAAGGCTGTGACCGCGTGTGCGCCGATTCCCGGCGGTTTAACGCACACGGCTATAGATATGGTATGCGGCGAATTTCTGCGCCTTAAAAAGAGTGTAGGACAGCTCACAGAGTTCACCTTCGAACAGGTGGCGAGCAATGTGAAGCTCGGCGATACCAGCGTGACCTTTGCCGCGGATGCAAGCCCGGAAGCACAATTTGACGCAATCGTCAATTATTTAATTTCCGGACATGAAAGCGACCTCTACGCATACAGAAAGTTGGTGTGGTAATGGGCTTTAATGAAATCATGCGTTTTGCATTGGAGCGAATGTATAGCGGTACTTGTGATGTTGTGCAATATGTGCAGACGACCGACCCGGTAACGAAAAAGACTTCGTTCGGGGAGCAGACTGTATTTGCTATGCAGCCCTGCCGTTTGTCTTATAGCTCCGCTCCTGTAACCGGTGACGGCAACACGGCGGCAGTTACGCAGGAAATAAAGCTATTTCTTGCCCCGGATGTGACAGTTAAGAGCGGAAGCAAAATAATTGTCACGCAGAACGGCAAAACGACCGCCTATGCAAACTCCGGCGAGCCGAGGCTGTACCCTACACATCAGGAGATTTCCTTGAAACTGTGGGAGAGGTGGGCTTAATATGTCGAAACGCTGGGGAAAGGTAGATTTTAGTGAACTGAAAGCACTGCAGAAGCGACTTGAAGAGTTTGACTACGAGGGACGGGACGAGTTTTGCCGCAAGGTATCGAAAGAACTTGCGGCAAGGCTTATCGGTCGAGTAAAACGGCGAACTCCCGTCGGGCAAAAGCCCAAATTCAATTCACCGAAAACCGCAAAGGTGACCGGTGCAAGCGGAAAGAAGAAATCTTTCCTCACGAAAGAGGGAGAAATCTTGCAGAAGTATTGGAGCGGTTATCAGGGCGGAACGCTTCGCCGTGGCTGGACTGGCGGCGTTGAAATGCCCGCCGAAACCTATGCGGCGGGATTGAAGGTCAAAAAGGTTTCCGGCGGCTTTGAAATCGAAGTAAAAAACCCTGTCGAGTATGCTTCCTATGTCGAGTACGGACACCGGCAACAAGCCGGGCGATATGTTCTGCAGATCGGGAAGCAGTTAAAAAGCGGCTGGGTATTAGGTAAGTTCATGCTGAAAATCTCCGAGGAACAAGTGCAGGCTATGGCTCCGGCGTTGTTAGAAAAGCGGTTAGAGGAAGAATTGAGAGGTATTTTAGATGGTAAATGATATCATTAACGCCATTTCAATCAAACTCAATAGCGTATTCGGGGATAGGTACGCGATATATTCGGAGAATATGGAGCAGGGCTTAACGGAGCCGTGCTTTTTTATTAAGTACCTTACCACGACTACGAAGCCCTACCTGGGGAAACGGAAACGGCACTCCTATAGTTTCGATATCCACTACTTCCCGGAAGCCGGGAACGAGGAAATGCTGAATGTGGCAGAGGATATGCTGGAAGCGTTGGAGTGGGTAACACTGTTAAACGGTGCTATTCTCCGGGGGCTTTCTTTGCAGTCGGAGATAGTGGACGATGTGCTTCATGTATCCGTAAGTTATCCGGTAATGCTGACAGTGGCAGGAACGGGCGAGCATATGGAAAGCGCGGCGGTAAGCGTAAGAACGGAGGGTTGATATGGCAACAAAAAAGACAGTAAAAGATAACGAGCGGGAGATTCCCGTTACTCGTTTTACGAAGAATCAGTTGTTAAGGCTTAGTAAATATAAGACCTTGGCGGCAAAGGTGGCACTCAAAGACGATTGTCTTTACAGCTTCGCAGAGGCGGACGCTGCTATTGACAAGATTTTAAGAAAGAAAGGGTGATTGAATTATGTTTGGTGGCGGAACATTTACGGCACAGAATAAGACATTGCCGGGAGCATATATCAATTTTGTTTCTGCGGCAAGCGCATCCTCGAGCCTCGGAGAACGTGGCTATGCAGCCCTTGCCCTCCCGTTAAAGTGGGGCGTTGACGGTGCATTGTTCGCAGTTACGGGCGCAGACTTCCGCAAGAAGTCGGAGGAAATCTTCGGTTTTGCATATGAATCCGAAGAGGCAAAGGGGCTTCGTGACCTCTTTAAGAACATCACGACATTATATTGCTACAAGTTGATGAACGGCGGCGCAAAGGCTTCTAACAGCATTTCGCAGGCAAAGTGCAAGGGTTCTGTGGGCGCAAGCCTTAGTACCGAAATCCTTGCCGGAACTGTGGACGGAACCTTTGATTTGAACGTGTACCTTGGAACAAGGCTCGTTTTCTCCGCGACCGTTTCCGGCGTGGCAGAGCTTGCCACTCTCGGCGCGAATCCGTGGGTTGAGTGGACGATAGAGACTCTTGCGGCTACGGCAAAGGCTTCCCTGACCGGTGAAGGGCTGGACGGCGAAGCTATCACTGCGGCAGAGCATACCGCATTCCTTACGGCAATCGAGCCGTACAGTTTCAATGCGCTGGGTTGTCTTAGCGCGGAAGATACCATTAAGGAGCTTTATGTGCAGGCAACAAAGGACGCAAGAGACGAAAACGGCGTAAAGTACCAGCTTGTTGTATTCAATAAGGCTGCAAACTATGAGGGTGTTGTCAATGTGAAGAACACGGCGGACGCTGTTTGGTGGACGCTTGGTGCCATTGCCGGATGCGCGGTCAATGCTTCAAATACCAATAAGGTATACGACGGCGAGTTTGACATCCCGACCGCTTACACAAAGGCGCAGCTCGAAGCGGCTATTGCTGCCGGCGAGTTTACCTTCCATAAGGTAGGCGATACCGTCCGTGTACTTACGGATATTAACTCCCTTACTACCACTACGGCAGAAAAGGGAGAGGATTTCAAGTCGAATCAGACTATCCGCGTTTTGGATCAGATTGCGACCGATATTGCAAAGGTATTCAATGACAAGTACCTTGGCGCGATTCCGAACGACGCTTCCGGAAGAGTTTCTTTGTGGAGCGACATTGTAAAGCATCACGAACAGTTACAGCAGATGCGGGCTATTGAGAATTTCGACCCGGCGGAGGTTGTGGTTGAGGCTGGCAACACAAAGAAGTCTGTTGTTGTTGCTGATGCGATTACCGTTGTAAACGCAATGGAAAAGCTGTATGTCACTGTCGTTGTAGGCTAAGAAGGGAGGAAATAAGTAATGGAAGCAATGAACGCTATGGATACCGTTTCCGCAAGCCTCGCGGAGTGTTTCGTGACGATTGACGGAAAGCGGTATAACTTCATGCAGTTGTATCAGTTTGAAAGCAAAATGGAAATCAACACTTCCGAGGTGCCGATTTTAGGGCGCACCGGAAAGGGAAATAAGGCTACGGGCTGGACTGGCACATGGAGCGCAACAGCGCATTACAATCAGTCTGTAATTCGTGGCGTACTCTATGAGTACAAAAAGACAGGTAGACTTCCGGAAATCGAGATTCAGGCAACGAACGAAGACCCGAGTTCGAGAGTGGGAAGACAGACCATCATTCACAAAGGCGTTATCATCAAGGGCGGTGTGCTTGCGAAGTTTGACGCAGATGCAGAGTTCCTTGACGAAGATATCGAGGGAACCTTTGACGATTGGGATATGCCGGAGAAGTTTGCATTACTTCCGGGCATGGAATAATTGCGAGCGGAAGCATAGGGAAACGTACCCGACAAGGCGCGACCTCCGGCGCTTTGCTTCCGCAGTTTGGAGGATTCATAGAAAGGTAGGTATATGATATGGGAAATTTATCGTTTTTCTTAGCAGGAAATGCTGAAAGAAGAGAAAATAAGAAGGTTGTAGTTTCTGAACGTTTCAAGGATGAAAAGGGAAAACCGGTCGAGTGGGAGCTGCGCTCTATCAGTGCAGACGAAGACGAAGAAATTCGTAAGACCTGCACACGCCGTGTACAGGTTCCGGGCAAAAAGAATCAGTTCACGCAGGACTTTGATGCAAATGCTTATCTCACGAAGCTGGCTGCAAGGGCTGTTGTATATCCGGATTTGAACGATGCGGAATTACAGAACAGCTACGGTGCAATGGGTGCAGAACAGCTTGTGAAGAAAATGCTTTACAAGGATGAGTTTGACGCACTCACTGAAAAGCTCATTGAGGCATCGGAAACCGAGGATATTAATGAGCTGACCGAAGAAGCAAAAAACTGATTGAGTGCGGGGATGGAGAGGCGAATGTAGCCTACTATTGCCTGCACAAATTCCATTGGAGACCGTCTGAATTTGACGCGCTCCCTACCAGAGAGAAAGCGTTCGTAATTGCCGCTATTCAGTTAAAGGCAGAGAACGATAAGAAGGAGCAGCGGAAAGTCAAGAAAAGGTAGGTCTTGTATGGGTGCAGTAACAAGTACCGTCAGAATTAACGACGGAATGAGTACAGCACTAAAGAGTATGAACAAGGCTTTGAACCTTGTTTTATCGAGTTACGAAAGATTACAAAGCGTAAGTGAAAATGCTATTGATGTTTCAGATATCAAGGCGGCACGGGCGGAGCTTTCAAAGGCAGCTATTGCCGCAGACAGACTTGAAACGGAGCTTGCACAGGCGGGAAAGGAGCAGCGGGAGCTTACACAGGAAGCACGGAACACGGATTCGGCACTTGCCGGAACGGTGCAGCGGGTTCTCGGACTTGCGACCGCCTATGCTTCGATTTCGTCCATTGTCGGGCTGTCCGACCGAATGAGCCAATCTTCCTCACGTATCGGACTGATAGTTGACGATCAGGGAAGTGTGGAAGCACTGGAAGCGGAAATAATGGCTTCGGCAAATCGAGCCGGTGCGGCATACCTCGATACGGCGGACGCAGTTTCAAAGCTCGCCCTCCGTGCGGGTGATGCGTTCAGCGTGGACGGTCAGGTTGACATGGGGCAAGTGATAGCATTTACGGAAACGCTTAATAAAATGTATTCCATTGCCGGGGCAAGTCAGGAGGAACAGTATTCCTCTATGCTCCAATTAACGCAGGCATTAGGCTCCGGAGTTCTCCGGGGCGAAGAGTTCAACGCTGTTTTCGAGGCGGCTCCGAACGTGATGCAGGCGGTCGCGGACTATATGGAGGTTCCTATAGGACAGCTCCGGGAAATGGCATCAGAGGGGCAAATAACGGCGGATATTGTGAAAAACGCAATATTCAATGCCACAGAACAGGTCAACGAAGATTTCGGCAATATGGCTATGACATGGCAATCCCTGCTGTCAATAGTGGGGAATCATGCGCTGGAAGCCGCGCAGCCTATACTCGACAAAATAAACGAAATGGCGAACAACCAAAGCGTACAGACTGCCCTTATGGGGATAGCTGATGCGGCGGTGTATGTTTCCCTTCTCGTTTTAGGTGTATTTGAGGTACTGGCGGCGGTCGGGAGCTTCGTTTATGAGAACTGGTCTTTTATTGCCCCCGTAATATATGCAGTGGCGGCGGCAATGCTTTTGTATTACGGTTATCTGTTATTTATCCGGACGGCTGAAATCATCAGCACCGGTATAAAGTGGGCTTTGATGTTCGCATCGTTCGCTCATGCGGCGGCGACCGGAGCGGAAGCGAGTGCAACGGCTATTGCAACAGCGGCGCAGTATGGCTTTAATACTGCTCTTTTGGCTTGCCCTATCACATGGATTCTCTTAGGCATTATCGCAGTGATTGCGGCAGTGTATTTGATAATTGCGGCGATTAACAAATTGACCGGTTCAACGATTTCTGCAACGGGCGTTCTTATGGGTGCTTTGGCATCCGCGGCGGCGTTCGTGTGGAATCTGTTTCTTGCCGTGTTTGATGTTGCGCTCGGAGTTATCAATGCCATGTACAATAATTGGGCGGCTTTTGCAAATTTCTTCGGAAATCTGTTCAATGATCCGATTGCGGCAATCCTTAATTTGTTCGGTCAAATGGCGGATTCCGTACTCGGTATATTGGAATCTATCGCAAATGCTATTGACAAGGTTTTCGGCTCGAATCTTGCCGGGGCTGTGTCCGGCTGGCGAGGCGGTCTTGATACCAGCATACAAACGGCGGTCAAGAAGTACGGCAACGGCTCCTATGAGAAATTGGTTGAAAAACTGGACTTGTCAACGGCTGATTTGGGATTGAAACGGTGGTCGTACAGCGGGGCATATGATTCCGGGTATAACCTGGGAGGGAAAATGTCAACGGCAGGGATTGAAAAATTCCTCGGTATGGCTGCTCCGAAGAACACCGGCGGCGCAATACCTTCAATTCCTGCAGTATCTTCCATGCCTGCGGCGGTAAAGATGCCGGATACCGGCGGCGGTGCTGGTTCCGGTGGCGTTGCCGATAAGGTCGGAAAGATTGCGGACGATACCGGGGCAATCTCTGACAAGCTGGATATCACGGACGAGGATGTGAAGTATTTGCGGGATATTGCCGAACAAGAAGCAATTAACCGTTTCACTACGGCGGAAATCCGTATTGATATGGGGGGCATAAACAACACGGTCAACGAGCGTTCTGATTTGGACGGCATTGTTGGCTATTTGGAAGAAAAACTCTATGAATCTATGTCGGTAGCGGCAGAAATGGCATAGGTCGTAAAGTACGAAAGATGAGGTGATACAATGGGCGCAATCAGCTCAACCATTAGAATCAACGATGGCATGAGTACCGCTATGCGTAGCATGAATAAGGCACTTAATATCGTATTGAGTAGCTTTGAAAAGCTGCAAAAGGTAAGTGCAAACGCGATTGATACGGCTGACATTGAGGATGCACGGGCGGAGCTTTCAAAGGCAGCTATTGCCGCCTCACAGTTAGAGGATGAAATTGAAAAAGCCGGAAAGGCGCAGGATAACTATACGGAAAGCGTAAGTAAATCGGGGAACGCCATGAATGGACTTTTGCGAGCGGCAAAAGGTCTTATTGCCGGATATTCCGTAATGCAGGCTATAAACCTTTCCGACCAAATGACACAGACAGACAGCCGTATGAGCTTAATTGTCGATGTGAAAGCTGGGGAAAGCGTGGAAGAGTTGCAGGAAAAAATCATGGCTTCTGCGAATCGCTCCCGTGCCTCTTATCTTGATACTGCAAACGCTGTTACCGCTTTTGCACAAAGAGCCGGTGACGCATTTTCAAGCAATGACGAGGTTATTGCATTCACAGAAAACCTTAACAAAATGTATGCTATCGCCGGAGCATCAGCGCAGGAACAGTCAAGCTCTATGCTACAGCTTACGCAGGCTCTCGGTTCCGGTGTGCTTAGAGGCGAGGAATTTAATGCGGTATTTGAAGCTGCACCGAATATCATGCAGGAAGTCGCAGAATACATGAATGTTCCGGTAGGACAACTCCGAAACATGGCAGCGGAAGGAGAAATCACGGCGCAGATCGTGAAAAATGCCATTTTGGACGCAACGAGGGATATTAACGCAGACTTCGAAAAAATGGATATGACCTGGCAACAGGTTATGACATTGGCAAAGAACAGGGCACTAGAAGCCTTTCAGCCGGTACTGGATAAAATCAAAGAGATTGCGAACAACAAGGACATACAGCAATTTGTCTTTAACGCAGCGTCAGCTATTGCAGTGCTTGCGGGCATACTCGCTGATATTATCGGATTCGCAGCAAAAGTGGCAAACTTATTTGCTAAAGGTTGGTCGATAATATCACCGATTATTTATGGCATTGTTGGCGCGCTTGCTGCCTATAAGATAGCATTGGCACTTCACAACAAGTTGCAGAAGACATCAAACAACCTCAAAAAAATTGCTGCGCTTCGCGAAAAAGCACACAAGGCATCCATTGATTTGACAAGGGGAGCAACACTAAAAGCTACAGCGGCACAATACGGATTCAACGCCGCTCTTTTGGCTTGCCCTATCACATGGGTAATTGCTGCACTTCTTGGTATTGTTTCCGCAGTTTCTAGTGTTATCGGCATTATAAACTCTCTGACCGATTCAACAATATCTGCATCTGGCGTTATCGCCGGTTCTGTTATGTGGGTGGGTGCGTTTGTGATGAACCTTTTCGGAGGGGTTATAAACTTCATTATAGATTGTTTCGGCTTAGTGTGGAATATTGTGGCGACGGTTGCAAATTTTCTCGCAAACGTTTTCGTAGCCCCTGTTGCTGCGGTAGGACGCTTGTTTTTCTCACTAATTGATTTCATTCTTGGGTTGGTCGAAACGGTTGCGAACGTGCTAGATTTCCTCGCCTTCGGTCTTACGGACATGGGCGGCACAGTGAGCGGCTGGCGCAAATCTCTTGACGGATGGGTGGACGATACTTTCGGAGTGCAAACCGAAGTAGTTGGAAAATTCGATGCATCGAAATATAAAGTCGAACGACAAGATTTAACAGATGCGTATAACATGGGATATAACCTTGCAGCGAAAAACGGCAGTAGCGATGCGGCTGACGATTACGACGCTATGTATAATGCTGTATTAGACATCGGAGATACCACAGATTCCATAGCGGACGCGTTATCAATGGCAGACGAAGATATTAAATATTTGCGAGATTACGCAGAAAGAGAAACTATTAATAGATTCACCACAGCAGAGATTAAGGTTGACTTCACAAGCAATAATTCCATCTCCGGATATACGGATGTAGACGGTATCTTGGAATACTTTGAAGACCGCTTAGTTGAAACAATGGAATCTGCAGCAGAGGGGGCGTATTAAATGGCATACAAAGTGTATTTAGGGACTATTCTTTTCCCCATTACACCGGAGAAAATTCAGATTAAGATAAAGAACCAAAATAAAACCCTCAATCTCATCAATGAGGGAGAGGTAAATATACTGAAAGACGCAGGCTTGACAGAAATCTCTTTTACTGCACTGCTTCCAAATCAGCAATACTCCTTCGCACAATATGAAAAGGGTTTTTCGGGAGCCGGCGGCTTTTTGGTACTCCTTGAAAAGTACAAAAAAGCAAAAGACCCGACAGTTCTTAATATTTCCCGTGTTATGCCGGACGGAAGAATTTCTTACCCCACATCAATGCTTGTATCTCTTGAAGATTACACTATCGAGGATGATGTAAACGAGGGCTTTGATGTAAAAGTAAGCATCAATTTGAAGCAGCACCGGGAGTACGGAACAAAAACCGTCAAATTATCGACCGGATCAAGCAGTAAAAGCAGGAGTGCCGGAACCGGGGCGGGCAACAGCGGAAGTACCTATAAAATTGTAAGCGGCGATACCCTTTGGGCGATATCCAAAAAGAAGTTGGGGGACGGCTCAAAGTGGAAAACAATCTATGAGGCTAACAAAAGCGTCATAGAGAACGAAGCGAAGCGGCGGGGGATGAAATCAAGTCAAAATGGCTGGTGGATTTTCCCTGGTACTGTTCTCACAATACCATAAGGGGGCGGCAATATGATTGAAGTGCAGATTGCGAACGGGAATATCGTCTATTCTCCTGCGGTAGAGGGTGGCATCACATGGGAAACTGCGAGAGCCGGGGAGCCGGGCTGTGCGAAGTTTACTTGCTTACAAGATTCGAAGCTGAATATTTCAGAGGGAAACGCCGTGAAACTGATTAAAGACGGAACGGCGTTTTTCTTTGGCTTCATTTTCACGATTAAGCGGGATAAATCGAATCAGGTACAGATAACCGCCTATGACCAGCTCCGGTACTTGAAAAACAAAGATACCTATGTTTTGGATAACCGTACCGCTGATTTGGTAATATACCGAATCATTCTTGATTTCGGGTTAAAAAAGGGAACGTTAGCAAGTACGAAGTACAAGCTCACCGACCGTGTAGAGGACAATAAGACGCTCTTTGATATTATACAGGGCGCACTCGATGAAACCCTGCGAGGAACGTATAAGCTTTATGTGCTTTATGATGATGTCGGAAAACTCATGCTGAAAAATGTTGAAGATATGAAGCTGAATATTTTGATTGACGCAAGCACCGGTCAGACCTTCGACTATACCTCTAGTATCAACGATAACACCTATAATCAGGTGAAATTGATGTATGACAATGAGGAAACCGGAACCCGTGATGTATATATATCGAAGGATTCCGAGAATATCAATAAATGGGGCGTGCTGCAGTATTTCGAGAAAATGAACGCCGCCGGGGACTTCTTTACCAGACCAAAGGCTGACAAATTACTGCGGCTTTACAATGCGCCGACAAAGACGCTGAAAGTCAACGGTGCTTTCGGTGACATTCGCGTTCGTGCCGGTTCCTCCGTGATCGTAAAGCTCGATTTGGAGGATATGCAGTTGTCAAATTATATGCTTGTTGAAAAAGTCAAGCACAAGTTCGACAACGGTTTGCACACTATGGATTTAACGCTCCGGGGAGGTGACATAAACAGTGCATAGTATGCTTAATATTATCAAGCAGGCGGCAGTTGAAGCTGTTGAGGCGGCAAGCCCCGTTCAAGTGCTTTTTGGAACTGTATCCGGCGCGGCTCCGTGGGCTGTCCGTGTAGACCAGCGTTTCACTTTGACGGAGCGATTTCTTCTACTGACGGATACGGCACAGAAAGCCGGACTTTCAATCGGTGATATCGTATTGCTTCTCCGGGTGCAGGGCGGACAAAAATATGTGATTCTTGACAAAGTAGGAGGTGCGACATGATTCCGGTAGTGAGTGATCTGTTTTCACAGTCCATAACAGAAAGGGTGCTGCCGTCCAAAGATTACGCCCTCGATATTGAGGCGGGGCGTGTTAATGGCACGGTAGAAGGGCTGGAAGAAGTAAAGCAGGCAATCTATTTCATCCTGAACACGGAACGCTATGAGTATCTTATTTATCCGTGGGAGTACGGAGTGGAGTTTTCCGACCTCATAGGGCGGGAACACTCCTTTGTGGTTCCCGAGATAGAGCGGCGCATAGTGGACGCTTTGACGCAGGATGATAGAATTTCCGGCGTTAGTGATTTTGAGTTTGAAAGAATAAAAAACGGGCTTCATGTGACCTTTACGGTTGCAACATCCTTCGGAGCCGTGAAAAGTGAGGTGAATGTGAATGTATGAGAATGAAAACTACGAGGATATTCTTGACCGTATGTTGAGCCGTATTCCGGAAAGCTTCGACAAGCGGGAATCCTCCCTTTTGTTTAACTCATCCGCGCCGGTAGCTGCAGAGCTTCAAAATATGTATATCGCAATCAGTAACATTTTGGATATTACCTATTTTGATACCGCAGAAAGAGGCGGAAAGCTGGAACGTTGCAAAGAAAGAGGTATTGACATTACGCAGTTTGACGCTACAGCGGCGGTGGTTACTATCTCGGTGGTTCCTTCCTCTCTTAACGTGCCGACGGGAACCCGCTTTAATTATGACGACCTGAATTTTTCCATTACGGAGAAAATCGCAGACGGAACCTATTATGCGGTATGCGAGGAAGCAGGAAGCGCAGGAAATGTTACCGGTGATATAACACCTGTCGATTATGTCAGCGGCTTACAAAGCGCATCAATAACCGGAATTTATCAGTGGGGAGAGGACGAAGCAGACGAATCACAGATTGATGAGGTTTACTATGCAAGCCTTAACTCGCAGGCGTTCGGCGGAAACCGTGCGGACTATATCGAAAAGACGAAGAAGATTCCCGGCGTTGGCGGCGTGAAGGTATACTCCGGCGCAGAGTGGAAAGGCGGCGGAACGGTGAGGCTGGTTATCACTACCTCGTCATATACGGTTCCTGACCCCGCTTTTGTAGGTTCCGTGCAGACCGTCATTGACCCGCTACAGAATCAGGGCGCAGGCTATGGCATAGCTCCAATCGGGCATATAGTGACAGTGGAGGGCGTGATAGCTACAACGGTAGATGTCGGAGTAAGCGTAACGCTCCAAAACGGATATACCTGGGCGGATATATCGGACGCAGTAAATGCGGCAATAGACGGGTATTTTTCGGAGCTGAATACGGAATGGGATGATAATGCGAGCCTGATTATCCGCATATCCCAAATCGAAACCCGTTTATTGAACATAGCGGGTGTTATCGACATAACCGGAACTACGCTAAATGGTACAGCGGCAAACCTCACCTTGAATGCGGATTCTATTGCCGTGAGGGGGGCGGTGACAAATGCGTGAAGGTAACATTCTTTCGTATCTTCCGGAGGTCTTTAAAAGTATCCGGGAAATGACAGCTCATGCGGCGGCAGTGAACCCGGAAATCACTGCCCTGTGGGAAGAAATCGAAAAGGCGTACAACGACCAATATTTGTACACTATGACCGAGAACGGTGTCAACCGTTGGGAAAAGATGCTGAAAATTGAGCCTATGGGAACGGACACGCTGGAAGATAGGCGTTTTCGCATTATCAATCGGCTCAATGCACAGCTTCCGTATACTTACCGAATGTTGGAACACCATATGAACCAAATGTGCGGCGAGGGCGGCTATACTATGAAATACACCCCGGAGGATTGGACGCTTACGGTCAAGGTAGCACTCACGCAGAAAAAGCAGTTTGCAGAGATTCTTGACCTTATAAATACCATGATTCCGGCGAATATAGTGCTTGACTATGACCTTTTATATAACAAGCACGAATTGCTCGCAGGGTTCACGCACGAACAGCTCTCGGCGTACACTTACGGTCAACTTAGAAACGAAGTATTATCTTAGCATCAAGAAAGGAAAAGTAAATGAAGAATACGACGAACTATTCTCTTTTACTTCCTGATAAAACGGATTTCTACAATGTCGCAGATCAGAACGCGAACATGGAAGTCGTAGATGCACAAATGAAAGCAAATCAGACGGCGGCGGCAAATGTAACAGCGAATTACAACGCTCACGCCGCAAATAAATCGAATCCGCACGGTGTTACAAAAGGTCAGGTGGGGCTCGGTAATGTTCCAAACGTGGCAACGAACGACCAAACCCCGACCTATACCGTTCCATCTGCTCTTTCTGCATTGGTAAGCGGTGAAAAGATAAGTATTGCCCTTGGAAAGCTCGCAAAAAGCGTTTCTAGCATTATTTCGCATTTAGCCGATAAAAGTAACCCTCACGGCGTTACAAAGGCTCAAATCGGGCTAGGGAGCGTCACAAACACGGCTGATGCAGACAAGCCCGTATCAACGGCGCAAAAAACGGCGATTGATGCGGTGCAAACGAATCTCAATACCCATACGGCGAACGTATCAAACCCTCACGGGGTAACAAAGGCGCAAGTAGGGCTTGGGAATGTGAGTAATACCTCGGATGCGAATAAGCCGATAAGCACGGCGCAGCAGGCTGCTTTCAATTCGGTAAACGCGAGGATTGATGCCTATGAGACGGTCGGACAGCTCGGCAGCCCGAAAATCGTCACCGTCACGGGTGAGAATTTGGATAATTATGTAACCGCCGGCGTTTATTGCTTTGCGGCTGGGTATGTTCCGACGAACAATCCTCCCGGCAATACAAATGGATGGTTGATTGTTATTCCTTGGCAGGCAAGCGGCAACACCTGCAAGCAGATATGGCTCCGGCACGGTACTCCGGACAGCACGGAACATTCCGTTTATATCCGAACTCGAATCGGGGGTACGTGGTATGCGTGGCGTGAAGTTCTTACGGAGAAAACACAGCTTGCGTATATGCTGGGAGAACCAAACGGAACGATTGCGGAAAATAGTAATCTAAACAATTACAGAACGCCGGGCGTTTATTCCGCATCCGGAAACGGTATCGGCTCCACGATTGCGAATACTCCTACAACCTTAAACTTTAAGCTCATTGTGGAGTGCGTCAATTCCGATACTTTTATTTATCAGACAGTAATAAGCCGTATCGGCAAGCGGTGGACGCGCTTATATGATTCCACAACAAGTACATGGACGGATTGGGTTGTTAATTATATCAACAACGTAAAGGAAATCACCATGAACGGAAACGGCGAACTTGTGGTTACAAGGGCGGACGGAACGGTCGCAACCTTCAAACCTGCATCAATGATATAAGCCCCTCGGAAACAAGGGGTTTTTGTTATGCAAAAATATACGAAAGAAAGGGAAAATAACATGACAGCAGCACTCATAGCGGCGGGGGCATCAATCGTTGTTGGTGTCCTTTCTTTGATTGGGGTGATTATCACCAATAACAGCAGTAACAAGAAGATTGAACAGAAGTTGACAACGGCGCAGGCGGTCACAGATTACAAGATTGAAGAACTGACACGGGAGGTCAGAGAACACAATAATTTCGCCCGCCGGATGCCGGTTGTCGAGGAACAGATCAAGGTTATCAATCACAGGCTCAAAGATTTAGAGGTGAAAGGCTAGGTGGTGAATATGAAAGAGAGATTTGCGAGGCTCTTATGCGTTAAAAGCATTGTAACACTCGTTCTGACGGGTGTTTTTTCTTTTCTGTCTCTTAGGGGTGCAATCTCCGGGCAGGAGTTCCTTACAATTTTTACGGTGATTATTTCCTTTTATTTCGGTACACAGTCTACTAAGAAGAAAGAGGGCGAAGAAAAATGAGTAAAACAAACACAGGACTTGTTGAATTTGTCAAAGGAAAGCTCGGTATTCCGTATGTATACGGCGCAAAAGGGGAAGTGCTTACCAAGTCAAAATACGATTGGTTGAAAAAGACCTATCCGGATATGGTATGGGATAGTGATGTGAAAAAGGTCGGTCAGGTCTGCGTGGACTGCTCCGGGCTTCCGGCATGGTATACCGGTATCATTAAAAACTCCACTACCTACAAAAACGAGGCGGTGAAGCGTGACGGCGTACACAGTATCAGCACGATTTCCGCTGCCCCTGTGGGTGCCGCAGTATGGCGACAAGGGCATATCGGCGTATATATTGGCAACGGTTACGCTATCGAAGCGAGGGGCAGCAAGTACGGCGTGGTGAAAACGAAGGTCAAGAGCAGAGATTGGACGCACTGGTTCCTGTTCTACGATATTACTTACGACGGAGCCGAAGCTGTGGAATACTTCGAGAGATACGCCGGAACCAGCGGAAGCATTGTGGACGGGCTTCGTACTATCGGCGCAACTTCTACCTTCGCATACCGGACGAAGATTGCAAAGGCAAACGGAATCAAGGCGTATGTGGGAACGGCAGCGCAGAATACGAAGATGCTTAATCTCCTGAAAACCGGGAAACTGATTAAGCCGTAAGGGTAAAGAGAAAGGGCAGGGGTTATTCCCTGCCCTTTAATCATTTAATTTTCACGAATTTCAACCACTTCCCACCCTAAATTTTTAGGACTGTTCCATTTATTACTGTTTATTTCTTTCAAAGCATTTTCCATTGTTTTGAATCTTCCACAAAATGTTTTTCCGTCGGAAGTTCTGTATGTAACTACCACATTGTTTGTGGTTGTGTGCTTGTTTTGTGTTTTTGTGCTTATCATGCCATCCTCACTTTCTGCCCGTCTTGCCGATAGCACAGCCCCTCTGTTATTCTCTTTCGATAATATACGAATACTGTTTAGCCATGTATTCATTGCCGTTGTAGTAATCTCTTACTATGGCTTGCCCTAACTCTTTAGCGGAATCCTTGTTAGTAGCTGATACAACCACGTTGCATATTTTGTCAAGTAATAATGATGTTCTGCGGTGTGGCTTAAATGTAATGTTGTAAAGTTTTTCCATAATCTCTACCGCCTTTCTAAAGAGTAACTTTATAGTGCCAGTCGATACATCCGTCCGCACATCCAAGATACACATCAGCATATCTGTTATATCTTGCGGAATTTACAATAATTTCCGTTGCGCCTAATTTGTGCGCCACTGAATATATTGCCTTGATTAAGTCGTTGCCAAGATTTCCGGCTAAATTTGTAAAAGTAATTTTCATAATCTCTACCGCCTTTCGTGGTGTTTTCCTGTTCCTTATGATGTTATTATACTACGTACATAGTAGTAAATCTATAGTAATATTTCACAAAAATGTACGTAGTAATTTGTGCATATTGTACTATGTACATAGTAAA